GTTAAAAGTTCTGTTGTTGCTTTAGATGCAATAGCTTTATCTTTAAATAAATTAAATATAGTACCACTAGAATTTACCAAAGTAATAGTTATAGTGCTCCCTGATCCAGCGTCTTCTGACACTAACAATGATTTAACTACAGTGGTTGTTGCTGATGGCACTGTATATAATACAGTTAAATCTGTTGTTGTTAAATCTACTTTTTTATTTTTAAAACTATTTGCCATTAATTTAAAAAGAAGTTTTGTGCTTCTATCTCCTCTTTTAAGTCTTCTTGAAATGTAGAATTTAATTTTTCTACAATTGCATCAAGATCTCTAACTTGTGATTCTGCTGTTGGCAGATCATATTCTCTACTTGGTCTTGTTAATACTTGTACTATCTTTGCCATTATCTTCTTCCATCCGGTTGTATGTCTAATCTAAATGTACCAAGTTTCCAACTTTGACTAGCTGCTGTATTAGCTATTTTTACTGCAATAGCTCTAGCTCTTGCACGTGTATCTACTTTTTGTGTAGTTGATGAAACTGTAAAAGGACCTAAAGATGAACTAGCTTGACTGTCATTAGGATAATTTCTTAGTTGTAATGTAACTTGTGTATTGCCTGTTTGAGATATAAAGTCTGGTATAAATCTTCTTATCTTCATCATAAATTCACCATCCCCTCTAAGATCAGGCATACCAGTCTGAGCCCCTCTTATAACTCTTTGAGTAATATCAAAGTCTCCTGATGAGATACTTGCAATCACTGCAGTTGTTGCTCCACCTTGAACTTGATCGGTCCCTGTTTCGTGTTCATAGTATATTGTAGAACCCTCCGTGTTTCCAACCACATCAAAAGATGAATCAACGCTTGCACTATATTCTAATGCATGAGGTTTACCAAATACTGCGGAATCCTCCCACATGGTTCTAGCTAATGATCCAACAGTCCATACTGGTCTTTTTAAATTTAATGAATCAAAATAATTAAATGTAACCTGTCTGTTAACAACCGATGATCCTGTTGTTGGATAAAACCAAGTTACTTCACCAAACAAATTATTTAATCCTGCTGATATCATCTGATTACCAGATTCCATGTTTATGTTATCAAATACAAAATCTTCTACTAAACAAGGCAAAGATTCTAATTTACCGGCGTACCTAAAGAAACCATTCTCTGACATCCAATATGCAGCACCATCTACTTCTACACATGCATTCTGTCCTGCAAGTCCACAGTTAGTTCCAACTTGTGCAAAACCAAAAACAAGTGGCTGACCAATAAACCTCATTGTAAACAATGCTGTATCAGTCCAGACATATATTGCATCTCTACCTCTAATAGCACCTCTTATTTGTGATCCATCAGCGAGTCTTTGATCTCCCGCTGAATTATCTACTGTAACTGTATAAGTATTTATATCCCCTCGTTTTGAAAATCTAATAAACATATCGTCTTGTGTTGTTGGATCTCCAATAGTTGTCTCTGTTCCAAAAAATACTAAGTGTCTATTTGGTGTAGAAACTAACATGTGACGTGATGCGGTTGGTGCGTTAGCTATAATGGTAGCTCTTGTGTTTTCTGCATTTGTTGCAGCAGAGTCCCATTCAAAACATGCACTATCATGAATAAGACAGATAGCCTTGTCACCAAAATTATCTAGTGACCACATACCAGGTTCTAATACTAAATCTCCTGATGCTGCTTCACCCCATGCTACAAAGTTTGTTGTACTAGTAACTGTGTCTCCTGCACCATGCGATGCTGGTGAAGTGCCTCTTACATCTCTTGTAACACCTGTTAATTCATTAGATGAACTTATACCTGTGTATGATATTTCCTCTGTTCCTATTTTTATAAAGTTTGTACCAGAGTCTGGAAATTGTGATACATCAGCTAATGTAATACCTGTTGTAGTAGTAGAGTTAATAGCTCCAGATAAAGTTGTTGTAGGTTCACCTGCTGTTTCACCGCCCCAAGATCCAAGAGACCAACCAAAACCTTTTGCCTGCACTGCTGGTCCTACAGGATAATAATGCTGTACTCTTATACCACCTGAGTCTGATGCACCAGATCCTGACTCTGCTGATGGCATCGTGATCGTAAGTTCTGTAGTTGATGGCACTGTTGTTACCATAAATTTTTTGTCATTAAAATCAGATGCACTATAATTAGATCCAGTTATCGCAGAAAAGTTATCTAATAAAATTATATCTCCTGCAGATATATTATGTGAAGTGCTAAAATCTATCGTAACTGATGTAGAACCATTACTCGTTGTAAACGCACTTGTAAGGGTAGTAGGTGATCCTTTGATAGGATGTATGTCATAAAATACACCACCTGAATATGCATATAAAATTCTGTTTGTGCCTATGATTGCATATTTTCTAGCTTTGGTATTAACAAAATGATGAAGTCCTCTACCAGCACCCGTTAGTTTATCATCACCAAGTTGCTTCCAACCACCTATCTTTTCAGGTGTGCCATATCTAAAACGAACGTTATCACAGTCGGTCCATTGACCTTCTGCCCCAGTAGCTGTAACTTGTTTATTGATTCCAGGTGCAAACCCTATTTTTTGTAACATATGACTCCATTATAATACTATTTTACAAATGATGGTAGACCCAGCTTTGGTCTTCCATCAAACATATTTTTATTAGCAAATGGGCCATTTACATGGTTATAATGTAGAAATACTTGGCCGCAAATGTTCCCTTCAAATGGCTCTCGCCAGTGTTCAAGTTCGCATCCACTATATACCAACATATCTCCTACATCAAGCACGACTTTTGTGCCTTTGGGTGCATTGGGTTTATGTATCTGTTTATACTCATCTATGACGCTGTTAGCCCCCGTGCCGTCGATAAATATGGGCCAAGGGTCTCCACCAAGATTTAGAGTTGTAGATATCTCACAGCTTGGTCTATCTTTGTGTCGTCTTAATATATCTCCTTTTTTATACGCTCTAGAATAAGAATAAGTAGGTATTAAATCTAGTCCTGTTTCTCTCTTCATTACAGGTAGCATTTTCATTAACAAAGTTTCCATTACAAAATCAGCGTAACAAGAGTATGTATTAGGCACTTGTTTATCGGTCCATGTTCCAAGCATAGGGGAGTGTGAATTTATATTATGTTTATACATAAACTCTACAGCATCTCTTTTAAGTAAAAAATAATTAAATATAAAATTAGCTAATTCAAAAGACAAAGCTTTTTTAATAACGTGATATTTAAACATTAAATCCTTTCTGTATAAAATTAAATGATACTGATATTCTTATATCATTACTTTCGTTTGGTTCAACACAATGCCAAAGCCATGCTGGAAATATAACAATTCTACCCTCTAACGGATTTACTCTAACCTCTCTCCATAAATGTGAGGGTGGTTCTCCTTCTTTTCTTCTTGGCATAACCATATGTGCTGCAGACCTTGGTTCATTAAATACTATCTGTCCAGAATTTTTAGGTGCTTTAATATAATATACTCCACTAAAATGAGAATTTGGATGTAAGTGCGGTCTGTTATATCCCCCTGGTGGATTTATGTTAGCCCACATATTTCCTATAACTGGTTCACTTTCTAACCATTCTTCTTGAAACACTTCATTTTGCATTTTAAATAATTCATCAACTAATGGTTTAAATACAGGTATCTCATGCATATTAGTCGTGCTATGCCAGCCATTCATATTAGTTCGTTTAATTCCTTTGTCTTTATTAGACCAGGCAAGAACTTCTTTTTCAAAAAGTCTATTATCTAAATCGACATCTTTTGCATATATAATTGTTGGAAAGTATGCAGCCTTAATCATCATTTAAATGGAGTGCCTCCAAACCACATAACTAAAGATTTTCTGTTACCACGTATTACAGGTTTAACTCTATGCCTAATAAACGATGCAAAGAACACGGCATGTCCTTGTTTTATTTTTGCAACTTTACCTTCAGCCATTAATTCTAAATCTCCACCTTCAAATTCATTTTCTGGTGATAATAAACAAGTCATTGATATTTTTCTAACAGGTGGTTCATGTTGAAAGTTTACATCATTATCTACATGCCATTCATAAAACCCTCCTTCTGGATATTCTGTATATTGTGCCATCTCATTTATAGTCATTCCATCAAAACCAAAATGATTACCGTTTGTTTGTTTCATAACACGCTCAATATCTCTATACATGTCAGCCATTTTTTTAAATGGTATCCAACTGATATGTGAGGTTCTCGTTTTAGTATCAACATGTCCTCCTTTAATTCCTTTTTCATTTCCTACTAATGCATCATTTTTAGGTTCACTTCTCCCTGCTTCAATAATCATTTGACATTGTTTAGGCGTAAAGATTGGTGTGGTTGTTTCAGCTATAAAAGATCGCCATCGTGGTTCTGTTATCATATTAATATCCGTATTCTACCCATCCCGTTATTATATATTTATCATTTGATAGAGGTGGGTTTCCTCTATGAACGTGTGTAAATTGTGCAGGCCAAACTAGTAACGTATTTTTTTCTGGTTTGAATCTACACTTTTGATATAAAAATTCTGTCTCTCCACCTTCAGTCACATCATTGAGATAAACCATAAAAGCTAAGATTCTGTTTCTTGCTTTCATCTCTGCGTTTTCACAATGCCAAAAATGATAACCTTCACCAACTTTAGTTTTTTGAATCTTCACCTCTAATATATTATGTGTAGCTAATTTTTTTAAATAAGAATATTTACTGACATATAAAGGATACACATCTTTAAAAAACATATCTATAAAAGGTTTATTATTATAAGTCATTGCAACGTTAGTGTCTCTTATTGTATCTATTGCATTATCAGATACTAACATCTCATCCTCTTTCCTTGGATACACCGCACCTTGTTGCTCACACTTATTAAAATAATTTGTATAATTATCTATTAATTCGTTAGGCATAAAGTTTTTAAACAGGCCAATGTGGTTATCTATGTAATATTGTTTATCCATTACTTAGCACCTCGGTTTTTTATTGGATCAAATTCTACATCACAGTTTGCAGCAAGAGTTCGTCTTACTTCATTGGTGCCATTAAATGGATATACAGTATGTCTCATATCATATGGAAAAATATAAAAGTCTCTAAGATCCATGGGTGGTTGATAATCTATCTTTGCAAACTGACCATTAGCTGCACCTAAAATTTGAAGTCTACCATTTTGTGGTACTTCATTATTTGAATATTCTTTACCAAACGTAGATGGTAGTTTTAAAATCATTACACTAGATAAACCAGTAAATAACATACCTCTGTGTATATGTGCAGGGTTATATTCGTGTTGTTTCATTTCATTAACCCAAATAGAATTAAGATGTAGATTATAATCTCTTATTTTATTAAACGCTAAGTAGTGTTTAAACATTTCCATAAAATAATTTGTTACATCCCTTGGTAACCTATTATGATTTTTTACTGTTGTTTGATCAGCTCCATCATAAAATAAAGAATGTTCTTTTTCTATCTTACCCACTAATTGTTTATTTGCAGGTATTAAATTATGAAAGTTAGATTCATAAATATAATTAATAGAATTAAATATATCTAAAGGAACCTGATATTTTAAAACCGACTGACCTAAAAATACAAAATCAAACTTTGGGTTTTCCATGTTGTTCAATTTGTTCTTTCTCTTGATAACTTTGTTCTAGTTCTCCTGACTTTCTAATTCTTTGTAATGATTGTAATTGTCCCATCACATTAAATATCTCTGCCTCTGATGAGTTTTGATTTAATGTTTTTGCTTTCTCATGATATTGCAATCCATATGATTCTAACTGGTGAACATTAACATCTTTATCATTAAACGATCCATCGTTAAATTCTTTCTTTAATTTAGACCACAT